TTCCCTGGGTGAAAGTTGCGGGTTGTCTCCGTAGAGGATTTCTCTCTTGCTTGCAAGGGTTTGAAGGACGGGCCTACCGTAAGGGGGTAAATTGTAACTTCCGTCAACAGGACATGACCACGGATGCTCAACAGATTTTGCTCCTCACTCGGTGGGGCGCGCGGTGGTTGCAGCATGCCTGGGGTCTCGTGGTTGCAGGGGGCACTCGCAACAAGGTTGCAACAGACCTCCTCAACAAGCTGGATGCTGAGAAAGGTGATCCCGAACAATATGTCGATGCGCACGTTTATGAATCAACCCACACAATCATTAATTCTGTTACAGGAACGAAAGAGGTGGGAAAGGTGCGCCGTACTAAAGCGGTATTACAGAAGGGTCGTAGATCGAATTTCTCAGCGTGCATTGCGCAACTTGCTTATAACAAGTTTGGCGAACGCAAGATGTCAGAAGCCAACATCTTAGTGACGCGCAAATGGATCCAGAAGCTGCTTGAAGAGCCTAAATACAAAGATCTACGGATTTGCGATAAGAATATCGCGATTGATAGGGCATTGTTCCTATCATTCGTCCCTACAAACGCATTCCGTATGATGAAGCTCGCAGTTGAGACAAAGGCATGGAAGGACCGGTGTGCGAATGATAACGTTTTTGGTAAGGTGTTTAGGATGATTAGTGGATCCCCAAACAGCAACATTTTGGGATCGTCCGGGGGCGACCCCGGATATGAACTGATCGCCTAGGGGGGCCCGGCCTCCTCCACTGGTTCGGGTTGCGGTAGGTCTAAAGTACTCACTGACGTCGGCACTTCTGTTGTTGATGGATGGGAGCAACTAAATTTACCACGTGGCACGGACCGTTTGCAGTGGAAAAGGGAGGTCGGGAACCCCAAGGAGCGGCGCTACGTAAGAGTGGCTGGCGTTGCCCCTGACATTGAGATAGAGCCATTCATTAATGACCTCGATACTTTACTAAGAGGCGTAGCTGAGCGGGTGTTCTTTGTCAAGGATGGTGCTGGTTTTTCCAGGCCTCCACGACCAGAACCCCGCGTTTTTGAGCAGCGGCTTGCAACCACTGCTACTGAACTGGCAAAACACCTTCCCTCGACCGCCCCTGTTAGCCATGACAACTTTGTTGCCATGTACTCGGGCCGCAAGAGGGTGGTTTACCAATCAGCGCTAGATTCGATCCGTGCAGGGCGGTCGACTCCGGCGGAGGACGCTAAGCTACAAGTCTTCGTAAAGTACGAGAAGACCGATCGAACAACTAAACAGGATCCTGTACCTCGAATTATATCACCGAGGGATCCAAGGTTTAACATCAGGGTTGGTCGTTACTTGAAGCCCCTTGAACACAAGCTATTTGATTCTATAGCTGACTTGTTTGGTCACACGACTGTGATCAAGGGGTATAATGCTACGCGGTCTGCACAAATCCTACGTGAAAAATGGGAGATGTACAGACAGCCCGTCGCGATCGGTCTGGATGCGTCCAGGTTTGATCAGCATGTATCACTAGATGCTCTTCGTTGGGAGCATAAGGTGTACTTGAAGTGCTTTCCAGAAGGGAAGCACAAGCGACGGCTGGCGTCACTGTTGAAGTTGCAAGAAGTGAACCACTGCAACGGGTTTGTTCCCGACGGTCGTATTCGTTACACTGTTGAGGGCACCCGTATGAGCGGCGACATGAACACTTCTCTTGGTAATTGCTTGCTTATGTGCTCCATGGTCCATGCTTTTGGACAGCATACTGGAGTTTCTTTGCAATTAGCCAACAACGGTGACGACTGCGTGGTCTTCATGGAACGATCCGATCTCGCGCGATTTATGGAACCACTTCCTCAGTGGTTTTTGTCAATGGGCTTCAATATGACAGTTGAGGCCCCTGTTTTCGACTTTTGCGAGCTCGAGTTCTGTCAGACTAAACCCATCTTTGACGGGCAGGAATGGATTATGTGTAGGAATATCGCTACTGCCATTGTTAAAGATAGCGTGATGTTGAAAAACTGGGACAGTGCCGACCTTTATCAGGGTTGGCTTGATGCAGTAGGGACTGGGGGGTTGGCTTTGGCGGGCCAAATTCCAGTTTTCCAAGAGCTGTAC